AAACTGTCTACGGCTAGGGTAATGGCCAAGTTGATTCGAGCATCGGTGAATTCTTCTGCATCCAGAAGATGGTTGTTCTCGATAGAGTCGGCAAGATACTGCCTGACTTCTTCAGGTGTTAGATCGGCCATTTTTAGATTATCCTTCTAGCTTAGACTTAAGCTCTTTGATCATAGTAGGCTTACTTTTACGGCCATCTAAGATGATACCAATAGATTCTGCATACTCGTCAATCTCTTTCTTAGACATTCCGGCCAACTCTTCGTCAGACTTCACGTCACCTTCCGGTTTAGCTACAGGCTCTTCCTTCGGCTCTTCAACTTTAGGCTCTTCAACTTTAGGCTCTTCCTTCTGTTCTTCAACTCTAGGCTCTTCCTTCTGTTCTTTAACTTTAGGCTCTTCCTTTGGTTTCTCGAACTTAACTTCCTCAGCCTTAGCGGCCAGGAATAGAGGCTTACGTAATGCCTTAACTGCCGCTGCACGCTCATCGATAGATAATTCAGACCATTTCTCGCCGGTCACCGGAGCCGATACATCTACTGGTACGCGGATAATTGATCCTACGCGATATACGTTACCGATTACGTCAGTTACCTGCGGAGCGTTAACCTTTAGGTTACGGCTGTCTACTCCAGTTACTAGCGGTAGGGCTACAGGGCCATTGCCGAAATCAATATTGAATCCGTTAGCCGCCTCTACCCATGCCTTAATACGTTCTACTTTACTCACTTTAAATGCTCCTTCAGTTTATCAATCATGACGCCTTTAGTCCATCCCTTATTAAGGATAAGACCCTTCTCTTTGGCTAGTGATCGAATCTCCGTCTTTGTCATTGCGTTATAGTTAATTGGTGCCGGTTTCGGCTCTTTCTTGGGCTTAGGCTTTTCGAAAGTCTGCTTGACGTCCTTGCCTAGTACCATACGAGAACCTTTTGGATACTCATGTTTACCGACAGTCATCTTAGAAGCAATTACTTCAATAAGCGCAGTACGACCATAATCCTCAAGGATCTTGACGCGACCTCTAGCCCAATCAGGTATCTTCCACATGATTATTCTCCTGATATGCTATAGATATATTTTAGGCAATAAAAAAGGAGCCCTGAGGCTCCTTTCTAAATGGCTATCTATTAAAGGGCAGGAGAAATCTGACCGATAACGAAAGCTTTGGTGTTACCGATACCAACACCTACAGACTCGTAAGTCTTGAAGCTAATCATGTCAGCTTCGGCTTTAAGGTATACAGTAGGCTCTTGTAGGCTGTAGAACTGGCCTAGGTAAGCTTCTGGTGCGAACGCAATAGCGATATCGCCTTTAGCAGCTTGTTGAGCCGCTTCGTCACCACCGTCTAACCAGGCAGAGTTCAAGATGTCTGACTTGTTAGAAGTAACGATTTCGAAGCCGTAGAAGCTGTCCAAAGAACCGCTGTCGAAGTGACGGCTAGCTACTGCATCACCTAGTTGAGTAGCAGGCTCACGTAATAGAGCTAGGTACAACTGGTGAGAAAGTAAGATCTTGCCAGGCTTCTGGAATTCGTTAACTAGGTTTTGAACAAGCTGCATGATCTTGTCAGTAACAGTAGCACCGCTTAGTTCAGTAGTTAGGTAACGCTTACCTTTTTCAGTGTTGAAGATTTCAGCTAGAGCAGCAACGAAGTTGCTATCTTCTTGTTTCTGAATGTCTTTAACGCTGTTTTCTTGTAGAATGTTACGGATGTCAGTCTTGTATGTAGCAAGCTCATACTTAGACTTAGTGAATTCCGCAGATTCGATTTTGTGGAAACCTACTTCGTAGCGAGCGCCTTTGAAGTAACGAGTTTCGCTTACACCGTTTAGAGCGATTGTAGCAGCTACAGAATCAGGCTCTTTCTCGATGATTACTCGAGGAGTATCATCTAGACCACGGTCTAGGTCACTAGCAGTAACCATTTGAGGTGTGAAGATCTTACGGGTAAAACCGTCTTCACGTAACTTTTGGCGAACGAAAGTAGACATGGCAGCGCCAGCTTCTTTAGTTAGGCCTTGATCGATCTTATCGATGAACGCTTGGTTCAAGAACTGAACGTTCAGAGTCTCAGTTGCGTATTCCATTATATATCTCCCGATTAGCTTACAGCGATAGTTAGAGCAGTAGCAGCAGAGCCGTCTACGTCAGTAACAGTAGCTTTAGCTACGATTGTGCCGTAAGTACTACCAGCTACAGGAGTAGCAGCAGGTGCGTCCCATTGACCAGCCGCGCCAGAACCAACTACTTGGCCTACGTTTAGAGCAGCAGCGCCTGCAGTAACGTTAGTAGTACGAACTACGTAGTTACCCATCAATACGATGGCAGGTACTGGGCTTCCGCCAGATTTATAGTCAGCAGAACCGCGAACTACGATACCTACGCCAGCAGCGTCTGCACCAGAAGTCTGTTCGATTGTGCCGTCAGTTTTAAGAACTACTAGGTCACCGTTAGTAGCAGAGTAGCCTGCTTCTTCACTAAGGTTCAGTTGACTAGTAGGTTGAGCAACAGGCCATCCGCGTTGGAACTCGGCCTTATACTCCATAGTATTCAATTGAGCCATTAAATTTCTCCGTTAATTAGCTAGTAAGGAATTGAGCCAATGGATCTAGAGTCGAGTCAACTCGATCTGCCGGTCCGCCCATATTCATAGGTATGTTATCTAGACTATTCGCAACTTTCTGCAGAGTACCTGCATTAAGGCTTTGCAATTCATCTAACTCTTCTTGAGAGAATACTCCCCGACCGTCGATAGCGGCGACAGGGCCTGATTTCTCAGCCTGACTAGCAGCTTTCTCCATGTCCGAGATGATAACGTCTTTAGTATCTAGTTTAACCTCTAAATCATTTACGTAACTTGCTGTTTTCTCTAATACTTCAGCTAGTTGCTTATATTCTTCGGCTCGGGCTAGATCTGATTGTAGATTCGGGTTAGCTTCACTGGCTAGTTTCATCAAAAGCGGGGTAGCTTCTTCAGCTGAGATTCCGCCTTCTACTAGAGCAGCGCTTGCTGACTTCTCGATTTCCATCCAGTCGTCAGCTAAGCCAGAAGCTTTACTTGCCAAACCTTGAGATTTTGCCCGAAGCAAATCTACGATATCTGACATGATTACTCCTTACTTCTTATCTTTAGAAGCTTTTTCTTTCTCTTGCTTCTTGGCACGAGCAATTCCCATATCGCGTACAGGACCCCCTGCCCAGTGAGTGTAGCCTTTAGTAAGCTTATGAGTCGCTAAGCCTCCGGCAGCTGCACCGCCGATACCGCCAGCTGCAATAAGAGCCTTAGCTGCAGAAGCGGTCTTAGACATCTTCTTACCGTCCTTAACGCCTTTCTTATATTGAGTGGCGTTAGATTCGATAGCCCCATCTACAGATCCTGTAAGAGATCCTACCATGGATCCACCTACGGCACCGGCACCTGCTGCCATAGCAGTATTTGCACCAGTACCTTTAGGGAAGGCTTTCTTAAGGGACTCTTTAGCTTTACTAAGAGCGCCTTTTACTTTCCCAGGCTGGCAGCTTCCTTAACTAGAGCTACTGCGTCATCAAATGCGATACCGTCTTGCTCTACAAGTTCACTAACAGCAGCAGCTTTTTCTAATTCAGAATAACTAGCTTCAGAAGCCTGCTTGACTAGAAGTACTGCATCTTCAAAATCAATACCTTCAGCCATCAATTCATTAACAGCAGCTAATTTCTCTAGCTCTGCTTCTTTCTCAGAAGCCTGCTTCATGATAGCAGCCGCTTCTTCTAGAGTCTTACCTTCAGCGATAAGCTCAGAAGCTTGCTTAGAGATGTCAGAAGCAACAGCAGCACCAGGAGCGCCTACGTTATCTTCTTTAACTTCGTCAGTGTCAGCATCACCGCCGCGCTCAACGCTAGCTTTAGCTGCTTCAGTTACAGTCTTACCTTGTACTTGGTTCAACTCTTCTTTCTTGTCGTCATCAGCAACCATTGCAGCAGTTTCGTCCGCTACGTTGTTTGCTTGCTTAACCATCGCTAGGATGCTTTCTGCTAGTTCTTTACCAGTTAGGTTCATTTCGCTCTCTCCTTGATCGGAAGCTTCTTTGGTTAGTACAGATTTAAGTTCGTCAGCTACAGAAGTCTCGGATTCTGATGCAGCCTTTTCAATAGTAGTCTCTTCCTCAACAGGAGTCAGACTATCTAATAGACTATCGATAGATAGTTCACTCATTTAGATATTCTCCAATTCTTTACGGAGTGATAACTCCATAAGTTTAGTAGTAAGGCCAGCAGATTTTTCCACTGTATTACTAGATTTTACTTCGCTTGCAGACTTAGTAAATGATCCAGCAAGGGTATTTATCATAATCTTGGCTACGATAGCGCCCCCTACCAGCTTGAGTAAGCTGCCTGCATCTCCAATAGAACCCGGGTTAAACAGGGTCCTGGATCGGTCGAAGTACTTCGAGTTCGCTACAGGGGTCCTTCCTACCTGCCAATTGGCATGGCCTGTTGAAGCACGTTTCTCAACGTATTCTCGTTGGTAACTAGAGCCTTCCATATACTTAGCGAGTACTTTTACAAGCATCTCGTTAGGCTTCGGATTGCTAACATCAGGAATCAGTCCATGAGCATCTAATGGAATGGCATCTTTGCCGTAGACATTGAGAGCGCTCATAGCTAGACTAGAAATCTGTTCTTCTTCCTGTCCAACATATTTACCTGCTAATATTTTAATCAAAAATCTCAGCGATGGGTTAATTCCCAAATAGGCGAAACTCGTGATGATATCTTGTAGAGGGAACTGTTTAAGTACCTCAAGGATATCGCTGTCCGGATCCCCTACCTGGCTAAGGATATCATTAAGATTATCGGATGCGTCCACTGCATCTCCATCTGTCATCTTAATGAGGTCGGCCGCCTTATCTATAGCTTCTTTCAGTATAGAGGCTTTCTTATCTATACCGTAGGATACACCTTCCATTTCGGCAGCCTCTGCTGAACCGACTACGTCT